AATTTGTGAAGCAGCCACCCAAGGTGGCGTCGAAGACAGCGAGGTACCGGTGATGGCCAAGAATTGGATCGCAGGCGCAATCAAGAAGCCCGGGGCACTGCGCAAATCCCTTGGTGTCAAGGAAGGCGAGAAGATCCCCGCCAAGAAACTTGCCGCAGCCGCCAAGGCTCCCGGTAAGATGGGCCAGCGTGCGCGTCTGGCGCAGACGCTGAAAGGGTTCAAGAAGTGACTACCTCTGGCACCACAACATTCAACCTCGACCTCAACGAAGCGGTCGAGGAAGCCTTCGAGCGCTGTGGTGCTGAGCTACGCACGGGCTATGACCTGCGCACGGCAAGAAGGAGTCTTAATCTCCTCTTTAGCGACTGGGCCAACCGTGGCGTCAACATGTGGACGTTTAACCAAGCGGTCATCAACTTGACCCAGGGCGTCAACACGTATCCGTTGCCCTCCGACACCGTCGATCTGCTCGAACACGTCATCAGGACCGGTGCGGGCAACGTCAGCACACAGGCAGATCTGACCATCACGCGCATTTCGATCAGTACCTACTCATCCATCCCGAACAAGCTCCAGCAGGCGCGACCCATTCAGGTGCTAGTGAACCGGAACTCCGGTGCTTCTTACCCTGCGGGCAGCAGCTATTCGCCCAGCGCAACGGCGGTGCCGAGCGTGACGGTGTGGCCCACGCCCGATCAGACCGGTGTCTACCAGTTCGTCTACTGGTACCTGCGCAGGATTCAGGACGCGGGTGCGGGCGGTGGGTACACGCAGGACATCCCCTTCCGCTTTCTCCCCTGCCTTGTCAGCGGGTTGGCGTATTATTTGGCTCTCAAGATCCCCGGTGCGTTGGAACGCCTCCCGGTGTTGAAGGAGCAGTACGACGCTGATTGGGACCGCGCCTCGTCAGAGGACCGCGAGAAGGCGGCAGTGCGATTTGTACCTAGACAGCAGTTCATCAGCTAATTGCCATGTCTAACCGCTTCGCTAACGGGAGGAAATCATTCGGCTTTTGTGACGTTTGTGGGTTCCGTTTCGACCTAAAACGTCTCAAGAACCTCGTCGTCAAGACGAAAGAGACACAGATCAAAGCATGCCCGCAGTGTTGGACACCGGATCAGCCGCAACTTCAGTTGGGCATGTATCCGATCAGCGACCCACAAGCTATCAGAGACCCACGTCCTGACACGAACACTTGGTACCAGTCTGGCGTCAACGCACTCAATAACGTCAGCGAAGGCATGCTGGTGATCCAGTGGGGCTGGGCCCCCATCGGCGGTGCAAGAGATTTCACGGACCCGTTGACACCAAACCTCTTGGTTGGAGTCGGGCAAGTTGGTACAGTAACGGTCGTGTGACCGAAGGAGTTCAAGATGAAGATGTCCCCCAAGGAAGCCGTGCACAAGCACGAAGCCGCGATGCACCCGGGCAAGCCCAAGACGAAGCTCGCCAAGGGCGGCGTCACCACGCAGGCCGCTCAGCAGATGGGTCGCAACATGGCCCGTGCGGCCAACCAAGGCGCTGTCGGGCGCAAGAAGGGCTGAGACCATGATGAAGGCCAAACGCGTCGCTACGCCGTCCCTGGACGACGCTGAGCGCACTCCTCCGCGCATCGTTGTGGGTGCTGCCGCCACCGCCCCCTGCCCGCCTGTGAAGACCTCCGGGATCAAGGTGCGCGGCACCGGTGCGGCCACCAAGGGCACGATGGCCCGAGGACCGATGGCGTAAGCCATGGACTACGCTGCACTCAAGGCTGCTGTTGAGGATTCGACCGAGAACACGTTCTCGGCGACGGACTTTGCCACGCTCACCAAGCTGGCTGAGCAGAAGATATACCAGTCCGTCCAGCTTCCGATCCTGCGCAAGGATGCCACCCTGCCGTTGACCGGTGGGGTGCAGACGCTCGACCTCCCGACAGACTTCTTGGCGATGTACTCGCTGGCGGTGTACTCGACGCTTTTGGGCGGCGGAGATCGTGAGTTCCTCCTGAATAAGGACGTGAACTTCATGCGTGAGTCGTACCCCAATCCAGCCACGACGGGCACGCCCCGGTATTACGCGCTGGACGGAACCAACACCCCGCTGGTGCAGAAGATCCTTCTTGGCCCCACGCCCGGTGCCAACCTCAGTGCAGAGTTGAACTACTTCTACCAGCCTGAGAGCATCGTCACGGCCAGCAACACTTGGCTGGGCGACAACTTTGACTCAGTACTGTTCAACGCAGTCATGGTCGAAGCTGCCCGGTTCATGAAGGCTGAAGCTGACACCATGACGGTGTACCAGAACCAGTTCAACGAGTCGTTCCTGCTGCTCAAGAACTTGGGTGATGGGAAGAACCGCATGGACGCATACCGCAGCGGTCAAGTACGGAATCCGGTGAAGTAAATGGCTATCCTTCAAGGCATGTGTTCCTCCTTCAAACAGGAGTCGTGGCTTGGTATCCACGATCTGGACACCGATACGTTGAAGATGGCCTTGTACACGGCTGCGGCTGACCTGAGTCAGGCGACGACGGTCTACACCACTTCTGGTGAAGTTGTGGGCGCAGGGTATACCGCTGGCGGTGAGACTATCACCGGGGCTCAGGTTCTTTTGTCTGGCACCACCGCGTATCTGGTCTTCAACAACCCGTCTTGGTCGGGCACCTCGTTCATCTGCCGGGGTGGGCTGATCTACAACGCCAGCAAGGCCAACCGCGCTATTGCGGTGCTGGACTTCGGCGCAGATAAGACGGCCAGTGGCCCCTTCACCATCCAGCTCCCTGCGGCTACCGCCGCCGCTGCGCTGTTACGCTTCGCTTGAGGTCACCATGCCAGCTACCTTTACCCCCCTTCTTCGACTGACAAAGCCCGGACTTGGAGATACCGGATGGGGGACTACCGCCAACAACGGCACCTTCGAGCTTACTGATGCTGCCATAGCAGGCACTTCTACCGTCGACGTTACATCTGGGAACGTCACACTGACCATCGCCAACGGGGCGACAGACGAAGCCCGTCGAATGTTTGTCGTGGTTACCGGTACACCGGGAACTGCCAGAGATGTCATCGTGCCTAGCACGAGCAAGCTGTATGTCGTCAAAAACGAATCCAACGCAGCGGTAACCTTCAAAGTTTCTGGGCAAACGGGGGTCTCCGTCCCAACCAATCGTTCAGCGCTCCTACGTGTAGATGGTATTGATGTAGTACCGGCTACAAACTACATGCCTGCGCTAGTGCTTGGCACGGCACTCGGCGTCAGCTCTGGTGGCACTGGACTCACTGCGACGCCCACAAACGGACAACTACCCGTAGGTAACGGGACAGGTTTTACACTGTCTACGCTGACCGCAGGTCCGGGTGTCGTAATAACCAACGGCGCGGGTAGCGTAACCATTTCCAGAAGTGGTGAGATCTATGGTAGCGCCCCGGTAACTGTAGTGGCGGACTACACTGTAGTTGCAAACGTCAGCTACATCATCAACAACAAAACTGGGTCTTCGTTGGTTTTGACTCTCCCGTCACCAGCGAGCTTCTCCGGGCGTGAGTTGACGGTGCAGAACTACCAAAACCGAGCAGTCATTTCCGCAAGTTCAAACGTTGTCCCCCGCGCAGGCGGTGCAGCGGGTACCAGTATTCTCGATCCTGTAGCCGGTAACTGGGCAACGTTGGTTTCTGATGGTACCTCGTGGGTTATCATGCAGGCTGCAACCTACAACAACCTCCTGCTGGAGTAATACATGAACTTCGACGCAGCCTTCGACGTTCTCCTCAAGCATGAGGGGGGTTTTTCGGACCACGCCGCTGACCCGGGTGGCAAGACCCGCTTCGGCATCACCGAGGCTGTGGCACGCAGGGTGGGCTACCGGGGCGACATGCGCGAGCTACCGCTCGATCTTGCCAAGCGGATCTACCGCGAGGACTTCTGGAACGCCGTCCGTGCCGAGCAACTGCCCCCTGCCATCCGCTACGCCGTCTTCGACGCTGCGGTGAACTCAGGCCCCGCGCAGTCCGTGCGCTGGCTACAGCGGGCTCTCGGCGTGACAGACGACGGTGTCCTTGGTCCCCAGACCATGTCTGCGGCCAACCAAGCCAACCCCGACGCCCTGCGGGCACGCCTGATCGCGCAGCGTCTGCGCTTCATGACCAACCTGGGTACCTTCGATGACTTCGGGCGCGGCTGGACCCGCCGCTGCTGTGACATCCTGACCATGTGAGGCCTCTATGCTCCGCACCGCTGCTCTGATCTTGGCCCTTGGGCTGGCGTTTCCCGTGAAGGGCGCAGTGGTGGCGGAGGTGGTTGAAGGCGACGCCCGGGTCGAACTCCATGACGTTGCAGGCCCGTGCCAAGCCCGTGCCCTCTGGGCGGTGTTCTTCAAGGGCCAAACTCGTGTGTCAGGGTGCTGGATTCTTGGCGGGGATTTTGTTCAAATCGCGTGGATGGATGGTGACGTGTCGCAGATTGCGGTGCGAGCTTTCCGCGAACCAAGGAGTCTGTGATGAACCCGCTCTTTCTCGGCCCCATCCTTGAGGTGGGAAAGACGCTCCTTGACCGCTTTGTCCCGGACCCCGAAAAGCGCCGTGAGGCAGAGGCGGAGTTCCTCAAGCAGGCGATGGACGGGGAGTTGAAACAGGTCATCGCCCAACTGGAAATCAATGCCAAGGAAGCACTGCACCCCTCGGTCTGGGTTGCGGGCTGGCGTCCGTTCGTCGGCTGGGTTGGTGGCCTGGGTCTCATGTACGCCACGCTGGGTCAGCCGGTGCTGACTTGGGTAGGTTCTATTCACGGCTGGCCTGCACCCCCGACGGTTGAGACCGACCTTTTGTGGGTCGTTTTGTCTGGCATGCTAGGGATTGGTGGGATGAGAACTTTTGAAAAGACTCGCGGCATCGCCGCGAAGTAACCATCATGCCGCTGAAAGCACTACGTATCAAACCCGGAATCTTCCGGGAGAACACACGCTACTCCGCAGAAGGCGGCTGGTACGAGTGTGACAAAGTGCGCTTTCGTTCGGGACAGCCTGAGAAGATCGGTGGTTGGCAACAGATCAACGATGAGCAGTTTCTTGGGATCTGTCGGGCGCTGTGGCCTTGGAGTACGTACATCGGTGTAGGGACAAACCTCAAGTACTACCTGTATTTTGGCGGCTACTTTGACATCACACCGATCGACTCTTACACGCTGACCAACCCGTTCAGTGCTGTTGATGGCTCTGCTGACATCAATGTGTTCCATGTTGCGCACGGGCGCACTCTCGGGGACTACGTAACTTTTGGCAGTGTTACGGGGCTTGGTGGGAACATCACCCAGGCGGTATTGGAGCAGGAATACGTTGTCACTTCTGTTTCCGATGCTGACAACTACACGATCGAAGCCCGCAATCCAAGCACGGGTCTCCCTGTTTTGGCGAACGCCACTGACCAAGCAGGGTCCCCCGGAGGGGGCACAGTCACTGCTGAGTACCAGCCCAATATAGGTGGACCCATCCAACTCTCTACAATCGGTTGGGGTTCAGGCGGCTGGGGCACTGGCGGTTGGGGCGGTACGGGTACAGGTGCTCCCCAGATAGGGATCTGGACTGCCTACAACTTCGGTTTTGACCTTATCTACAACCCCAAGGGGCAGGGGATCTATTACTGGTCATCGTTCGGTGGCCTTCCTGCCCCGCCGTTGTACAACCGTGGGGTGAACATCTCAACACTCCCGGGGGCCAGTGACACTCCGAGCAAGGCGAACTTTATCCTTGTCTCTGACGCGTCCCGCTTTGTCCTTGCTTTTGGTACGACAGACTACAGCTCTGTTGACCTAGATCCAATGTTGATCCGCTGGTCAGACCAGGAATCAGCGGCTAATTGGACACCTGCTATCACCAACCAAGCTGGTAGCTTGCGTTTGTCGCATGGATCTTCAATCGAAGCAGTAGCCCAAGTACGTCAAGAAATTCTCATTTGGACCGACACGTCCTTGTACTCCCTCCAGTATCTTGGGCCGCCGATCGTGTGGAGCCCACAGATCCTTGCTGACAACATTTCCATTGTCAGTGACCGTGCCTGGGCTACGGCTGCTGGTGTTACATACTGGATGGGGTTTGAGAAGTTCTACATGTTTGACGGGCGGGTGCAAACACTCAACTGCGACATTCGCCAGTTCATCTTCAACGACTTCAACTACAGCCAGAATCTCCAAGTATTCGCGTCCACTGTCGAACAGTTTAGTGAGGTGTGGTGGTTCTACTGCTCTGCCGATTCAACAACAGTGAATCGCTATGCGGTCTTCAACTACGCTGAAAATATCTGGTACTACGGGTCGTTGGCGCGTACTGCATGGGTAGATGCAAACGTTGTGTCGGATGTACCGATAGCAGCGGATTACAACGGACGACTGAACTTTCAAGAGACAGGGTGCGATGACGCGTCCACTGTGACCCCCCAACCTATCGAATCTTTCATAACTTCAGCGGAGTTTGACATTGACGATGGGTACAATTTCGGGTTCGTGTGGCGGGTCCTTCCTGATATCACGTTCACGGGGTCGACGCTACCTGCTCCCAGCCAGCCCAGTGTTGAACTCTCTCTGTTGACTCTACAGAACTCTGGTTCGGGGTACACACGAGGCATCAGCCCTGCGACCACTGAGGACTCAAACATGTCGGTAGCGGGGGACAATAGGTTCCCAGTGGCACGAGTTGCTACAACCACTATCGAGCGCTTCACTCAACAGGTCAACATACGCGTGCGCGCAAGGCAGATGGCTATTAAAGTGGCCTCTGATGGGCTAGGGGTGCAGTGGCAACTAGGTGTACCCCGTATTGATCTGCGCCCGGATGGACGTAAGTCATGAGCATATGGGCCAATATTGTCAAACGGTTCAGGGCCCCAGCCCTGCCGATCCCTGCGCGAGAGTATGATGTCAACTACTTCAACCAACTACTGAGCGTACTGCGGCTTTACTTCAACCAACTTGACAATCTTTTGGGGCAGATCGTGGATGCATCGCCGGTCAACGTCAACTTCTACGGTTCGGCTTTAGATGCGTTCGGTCGCGCACGTTTCAGTCAACCCTTCACCTTGTTCGACAGTCAAAATAGGTATCAGAAAAACGACTTATTTAGCGAGACTACGGCGGTGGGCGGGTCGGTGGCATATGTCGCCAACGCCAGCACTGTCAACCTTGAGGTGACAGCGTCGAGTGGTTCTGAAGTTGTAAGGCAAACGTACCGCTCGTTTAGTTACCAGCCGGGCAAGTCACTGCTGGTGATGAACACCTTCGTGATGCCTACGGCCAGTGTCAACCAACGCATCCGCGTGGGGTACTTCAGCACCGAGAATGGTGTGTTCTTGGAGCGTGACGGTACAGCGGTGTATATCACCCGCAGGACTTACGTCACTGGTACGGCGGTCGACACTCGTGTAGCGCAGGCTGATTGGAATGGTGACAAGCTCAACGGTACGGGTGATTCGACTTTCACGCTTGACCTGACCAAGGCACAGATCTTCTGGCAAGACTTCGAGTGGCTTGGTGTGGGTTCGGTGCGGTGCGGCTTTGTCATCAACGGCCAAGTCATCATCTGCCACACCTTTCAGAACGCAAACAACCTGACCAGCGTTTACATGACGACGGCGATCTTGCCTGTTCGTTATGAGATCACCAACACTGGGGCCAGTACGGGCGCGGTGCTCAAGCAGATCTGTTCTACGGTGATCTCCGAGGGTGGGTACGAGAAGAAAGTCAACTTGAACGTTGCTCGTATGACGAGCGCAAATACCAGTGTCACCACGAGCTTCGTCCCTCTGGTGTCGATCCGGTTGGCTTCAGGTCGGACGGGTGCGGTTGTCTTGCCTGATGGATACTCCGTATTGTGTTCTGGGACGAACGCAGAGTTTGAGGTCGTGCTGTTGAAGAACCCAACCCTAACCGGTGCATCCTTCGTGACCTCAGATTCAACCAACGTGGAGTACGACATCACGGCAACTGCTTTGACAGGCGGCACCATCATCAGGAACAACTACACATCGTCAGGTGCTCAGGTTGACGGGACAGTGGATTCTCCTGAAACTTACAACTGGGATTTGCAGATTGGCGCAACCATTGGTGGTACGTCTGACATCTACACGCTGGCTGTCCGCACACTGAGCGGTACGCACAGTGCCATTGGTTCGTTGTCCTTCTGGGACCTGACGTGAGGATGCTATGAGCGATAGCTATTCGTTTTCTGGGTTTGATTCCTACGCGGATTCTTCTAACGTTGGAGGCGCCTATGGGTCAA